CGTATGGTGGTTGAGTATGAAGTGGCTCTGGCAGCGTATGAACAGCGGAAATATGCCGGGAGCAAATCAGCAGAGAAACACGGTAATACAAACCTGAAACTGGTGAAATAGTACCGACGGTCGTCGGGACGGTCGTTCCGACAGATTATAGACTATAAGAATAGAGACTTTTAAACATGTGTTGCGGAGCGAATGTAATGAGCCTGCAAGGTCTATCAACGATGATTAACCCTTGTTATTCTTCCGGCAGAAAGGAACTGAGGCATGCCAGATAGCGATGACTTTAATGAACAATCACTGATTGCCGCGATAAAAGAGATGCAGACGTTGGAGAGAGATAAGGGCAAAGTGTTGAGCATCCGGCCAACTCACGTATTGTGGATAGAAGGGGACCATGCCAGATAACGCCGAAACCGTCATAACCGAGGCAGAAACGGTGGAGAAAGAACCACGTTTTTACTCAAAAACACAGGAGGCGGCTAAACTGGTCATCGAACATGGCGTAGACCCCAAAGAGGCGTTAATGTTGACAACTGGTAGGATACCGGATTCGGGAAATCTTAGCCGGTTTACAAGGAAAGTCAGTAAATACGCCCTTTCACGGCCTGGTGTAGTCAAATTAGCACATCAAGCGGCTCTCAATATTCTCAAGGGTACGCCGATGGAAATAGAGCAGCAGAAGGTCAACAAGGCCGGTGAAATAGTTAATTATACCGAGAAGATAGCCCCGACATTCACCAATCAGGCGGCGATCATCGGTATGGTATATGACCGAGTGGAGCCAGTAGTCCGGCAGAACGTCAACCTTAACCTCAACGCCGATATCAGCCCTGTTGACCTGGACAGATACCGATGACTTCACCACAACATATAGACATTGCCTAGGAAATATCTGGCAGCGTGAATATAACTGGTTGTTTTTATTATCAGCGTCAACTATTGGGTAAAAGTTGACCCTGTTCCGATGCCCCTTCGCTGGTGGATTGGTGGGGGGGTAGGGTATAACCGGGGCCACCCCCCCCTTCGCCCTCGGTAGCGTGATAGATATATACCCCCTTCTTGGCCGGATGTAACTTTTTAAAAACGGGTTTTCAGAAAGGACACCATGACAGAATTTAAGATTCCATCCAGCTTCAAGCTTTTTGCCGAAACGGCTACAGTGTCCGATGAACCTCGGCTATTATGCGACCACCAATGGGCGGGTTCTGCCAATTTCCACAAGGCAGAGATAAAGCTTGTCCCGATCAGTGACGCTTACCCAGCCACGAGGGTAAAACGTGAGCAATCCTTTTTCCATGAACTTACGCATCAGGTATCAGAAGCTATTGGTCTGGAATTGGGAGAGAAGGATACTGATTTGTTTGCGAGGGCATTGCACCAAGCCCTTACTACGATGGAATACGATTCGTAAGCTTTCACTTTATAACTTGACAACTCCCCCTCTCTGATGTAAGGTTTTATACAAGACTTGACCAGAAGGGAGCAGTTATGAACATGAAGGGGAACCAGACAGCAGCGGAGCCGATTACCTCCTTGGCAAAGATTGCAGAGATCAAGGAATTACTGAAAGACCGCCCAAGGGATTATGCCCTTTTTGTCATCGGCATCAACACAGCATTCCGGGCGTCCGACCTAGTATCCTTAACCATCGGGCAATTCCGTAAGCTTAAAGTTGGCGATAGGTTGGTGGTAACGGAGCGCAAGACCGGGAAGAAAAGAGCCGTCACCATCAACAAAGCCGTTTACGAGGCTGTTCAGCCGCTTTTGGGTGGCAAGGACAAGCAAGCCCTTTTCCAGAACAGAGATGGCGGCAAGCTGGCTGTTGAGAGTGTTATCCGGTTGGTCAAGTCATGGTGCGAGAAGGTCTGCCTTGATGGTAATTATTCCAGCCATACCTTGCGAAAGACCTGGGGCTATCATCAGCGGGTGCAGTTCGGGGTGGACATCCCCACGTTGATGGAGGCATTCGGGCATTCATCCCAGAAGCAGACTTTGACCTATTTGTGCATAACCCCGGACGAAATATCGGCTACTTACATGAATGAGATATAAAGGGAAGCGCAATGATGACACCAGAAGATTTTGCCAATGGACTGCGTGAAATATTAATTAATTGGCCCGATGACGTTGACATCGCACATAGTGAAGCTGACCTATTGATTATTAGACTGCTCCGAGAGAACGGGTATGGTGAAGGTGCCACACTATTCGCTAGGATGGAGAAGTGGTACAGTTAGTTTTTCCCCTCCCCGTTGATTAGTTTCAACACTTCCTTTGCATCCGAACAGGTGCCAGGAGAATTAGTTGATCGATTTTTTGCCGCATCCGAAGATTGCGCCATGTGAAAGCAAGTTTGATCCGGCTATCCATGACACGCATTACAAATATAATTACGAGGCTATCTTCCGGGACATAGCACAGGGCAAGGTTGACCAGCGTGCGGCGTTCCGGTCTATCATCCGTGACGACCTTTTCTTCGTGGCGTATTTCGTCATGGAGAATCCCCTTGTCAATAAGCCCTTCGGCGTGAAAATGTGCCGGATGGTGGAAGAAGGTCCACAGACAAAGACCCTTGACGTATGGGCGCGAGGACACCTCAAATCGTTTTTGTTGACCCAAGCGGAGACAATCAAGCGCATTGTCACCAATCCAGAAGAAACCCACGTTATATTTTCCTACAAGAAACCCAAGGCAGAAGACTTCCTTTCCGCAATCAAACGCACCCTTGAAAAGCCTCTGATGACGCAATGCTTCCCTGATATCCTGTACGAATCCCCGGAGCGTGAAAGCCCTTCGTGGTCGATTCAGAACGGGATCATGGTCAAGCGCAAGTCTGTCTCCCGCAAGGAAAAGACGGTTGAGACATACGGAATCATCGAGGGTATGCCTACTGGCGGTCACTGGGACCGGCGTATTTATGACGATATTGAAACCGCCGACCTTGCCAAGAACCCCGAACAGTTGCAGAACCTTATTCAAATGTTCGACTATTCAAAGAACCTTGGCTCCCCTGGCGGCATTGAGCGGATCATCGGCACCTACTATTCCCATTGCGGTCTGCTCGTCCATCTGAAGGATAAAAAGAATATCCACGGTGATTATATGTATCAGACCCGGATTGTCCCGGCTACCGATAACGGCAAAGCAGACGGCAAGCCGGTTTTTCTCTCCCAGGAAGACCTTGATGATTTTAAACTTGACAAAACCTTCAATAGCCAACAGCTCTGCAATCCTACGCCTGACTCAGAAATCAAGCTGAATTTCAACTATCTGAATCCCATAGAGCCGAAGTTTATCCCTCAAGGACTCGTCAAGCTGATGATGGTTGACCAGGCAGGGGATAACGATATCAACGTGACATCAGGCGATATGTGGTCGTTCGGCGTTATCGGCGTGAAGCCTCGTTTTGAAGACCTCCAAGGCAGCGATATTTATATCCTCGATCTTGAATGTGGGCAATTCGGCCATGCCCAGGCTATCAACTCCATTGTCCAGATGTACTTGCGGCAGGGGCTAATCATGCAACTAGGCGTTGAGAAGGTGGCACTTTCCACCACAGAGATTCATATTGCCGAGGCATTGAAGACGAGGGGGCGGTATCTGTCGAAGGATAGCCGTAACCTCGTTGACTTAAAACCGGCAGGGCGTGACAAGAATCGCAGAATAGAAGGGGCGCTGCAACTCCCCCTCTGCAATGGAAAGATATTTTATTCCACAGAGATACCGATTGCCTTCATTGAAAAGCTGAAGGAAGAGATGGACAAATTCCCTTTCTACCATGTCGATATACTGGATATGCTGGCGTATGGCTACGATATGATTAGAGATTGCCCGTTCTTGCGCTATGCGGCAGACGATGACGAAGAAGAAGACCATGGAAACGTGGTTGACATACGAGGCAGAAGCAGAATAGGAGGCTACTGATGGCAGTTAAGAAACGAGACCTACTGAATCTGGTGGACATGGAGAACATCGCCGGGGAGCTTTCCGACGAGGAACTTGTCACCCTTGGCGCAAAAGTTGTGCAGGAATACGAGATTGACCTTGCTTCCCGGCAGGAATGGGAGAAGACGAGTAAGGAGGCGTTACGGCTGGCTAGTCAGTTGGTGGAGACAAAGACCTTTCCATGGCCCGATTGCGCCAATGTGATTTACCCTCTCATTACTGATGCCGCTATCCAGTTTGCCGCGAGAGCCTATCCGGATATTGTCAAGGGTACGGATATTGTCAAGGCCAGAGTGCTTGGCTACGACCCGGAGAATATGAAGGGCGAACGTGCCGAACGTGTCAGCCAGCACATGAGTTTTCAGCTACTTGAGGAAATGACGGAGTGGGAAGAAGACACCGATAAGCTGCTAATGGTTCTGCCGATTGTCGGCACAGCCTTCAAGAAGACCTATTTCGACCCCGTTTTAGGCCGCAACGTGTCCAAATATGTGTCAGCCGGTGATTTGGTAGTCAATATGAAAGCCCGAAGCCTCGACACGGTACGCCGGAAGACTGAGCACGTTTGGCTCTATGAGAATGAAGTGGTGGAGCGTCAACGTGCAGGGCTGTATGTCGATAAGCCCATCAATTACACCATCAACGACAGCGATCCACAGACATCCCACCTCTTTCTTGAGCAGCACCGCTACCTTGACCTCGATGGTGACGGATACGAAGAACCCTACATCGTAATTGTCCACAAGGATTCCAGCCAAGTTACCAGAATCACGGCAGGATATGACGCAGACAGCATCAGCTACAACGTGAAGGGCGAAGTTTCCCATATCAAACCAGTGCAATACTACACGAAATACTCCTTCATCCCCAATCCGAGCGGTGATTTTTACGATTTCGGCTTTGGAACCATCCTTTGCCCCCTCAATGCTTCCATCAACACGGTAATTAATCAACTTCTTGATGCCGGAACGCAGAACAACGCACAAAACGGCTTTATCTCCAAGAATTTCCGGGTAAAGGGTGGCACATTCTCTCTTGCTCCGAACGAATGGAAGCAGATTGACGCAATGGGACATGATATCAAGAACGGTATCATCCCTCTGCCGAAGACTCCCCCCTCTG